GGAGCCATAACGTGCAATCCGTCGGATCAATGGCCCCGGTTGATCGCCAGATTGAGCGGGAGCAATCGCGGAACATCCGGGTTGTTGTTCTGCCTCCGCCGCAGCGAGCCATTGTGAGGGCCGCGGATGCGCACTGGAACGGGGGCGATGATTCCGACAGGGTTGATGCGGTCGGCATGGTGCTGGCCGAATTGCAGTATCAACACGCACAACGCGCCGTTGAGCGGCACGAGGCCGAACTCGAACGCGACGCTGCCGCAATCGGCGACAATCAGCAGCGATTCGACGAGGCGTATGCACACTGGTCCCTGATGAACGCCGAGCTCTGGCGCTGCAACGCAAACCGCCTGCCAGCCATTGCCGCAGCCGTCGTTCTGGAAATCATCTCGGGCCACGGATGGAGCGAGGCTGAAAGGCGCAAGGCGATTGGGGTCAGCGGAAAGGGCAGCTCGCGCAATTGGTCGATGCCGTATGTGTGGGCGTTCGATCGGTGGCTGAAGATTTATCGGGAGGGGTTGGATTTGGCGAGGGGTTGAATCAACTGTGAACGCTCTAGAATTGCGTGATCGAATCATCACCATGTGTCAACAGTCAAGTCAGACGCAGGTAGCCAAGGACTTAGGCGTGAGCCTTAGCTACCTGAGCGACGTAATGCATGTGCGCAGATATCCAGGGCCGAAAATCTTGAAATCAATGGGGCTGATGCTGGCGACCCTTGACACACAGGGCGAAACGCTCTAGCGTTCGTGCACACTGCGCAGTATTGCGTAGTCGCCCAACGCACCGCAGGGCCTGTTGAAATGTCCGCGACGATGCGGCGGAACGAAGCGGCTAGGCCGCTTGAGGAACCAGGGCGACCATCGCCCCAACTATTCAAGATTGCGTGACGACTAGAGCGTCAGGCATGGAGAGCAAGGAGCTGACGGCCCGAGCGGGTGCAAGGCCCGCACGATTCACTGCGGTGATGGTGTAATTGGAAGCATGCGCTGCCACGACCTAACACCAGTCGCCAGCTCGGAGTGGTTCGAATCCACGAAACCGCTACACATTCACACCGAGGCCCGCCAAGTGCGGGCCTTTTGCGTTTCTACGGGTCGGGATCGCCGAACTTTGCGGCGAGCCGGAGAATTCTCCGCCCGGCTTGCCATTCATGGAGCTGAAATTGACCAAGGCTCACCCGTGAAAATCGCACTGCTCGCAATGCTGACGCTGCCGCTCAGTGGTTGCGCGGCGCCGACTGTGCAATTCCGCCCCGATGGCACCGTGGCATCACTGCCGGCCGACGTCTACGCCCACCAGCTCAGCACCCAAGCCTACGCGCAGCAATCAGCCGCTGCGGCTGCCTGCTTCGAGAGGGCGCAGACCGAGCTGGGGTTGGCCGTCTGTGCCGCGATCGGCAACGGTAGCAATCAGCAACAGGCGCCGCAGTATGTGCGCGGGCCGAGTGGGTTTGATCGGTTTGCTCAGGTGGCCGGCAGCTTGGCCCCGTTCGCAGGCGCAGCATTGAACTACGTCGGCGCTGACCGGGCAAATCGTCGGGCGTCTGAATTGGCGCTGCGGCAATCGGAGGTCAATGCGGGGCGAGAGGTTGCGATTGCTCAGGCATTCCAAGGCACTGCCACTGCCGGCTTCGTGGCAATCGGCGACACCGCAACAAACGGATTCGCCTCAGTTCGAGGGGTAGCGGAATCGGGGTTCTCCGGGATCGCGAACGTTGCCGGCACTGGATTTGTGGCGCTGGAAACGCTCGGCAGCAATGCCGTGCAGGCGCAGGCTGAGTCCGCTGCGCGATCGTCCGAAGCCTGGGCCGCCACTGTGGCCGCAATGCCGCCGACTTACAGCCTGGGCGCTGGTGCGGTGTTTGGCGATGGCAATACCGTCGTGAATGGCGGCGGCTCGATTGATCGGTCGACAGTCGGCCGCGATCGCGACGTCTCGCGCAATTGCGTAGCGACCGCGACCAGCTCGACAACCGGAACGCAAAATGCCTCAGCTGGCGGAACAACTGGCCCGAGCACTGGCGCGCTGGGATTCACGGTTTATCCGCAGCCGAGTGCTCCGGTGGAGTGTGGCGGGTGAAGCGGATCGATTGGCTGATCCTGCTGGACTTGTTGCCTGCAATTATTTGCGGAGCTTTCACGCTGTTGCTGGGCGCCGCGGCGGTGAAAATGTGGTGGCTGTCGTAAACGACGATGCGATCCCGGAACCCGCCAAGGCTATGCGCGCAAGCGCACCCTCAAATCGGCGGGTTATTTTTGTACGGGTGGGAAAATGCGTATGTGCTCGGCCGTGACGGGCCGTCTACGGGGTCGCTTGGGTTCACCCCGTATCCGCAGCTCAGTGTTCCAGTGGAGTGCGGCGGATGAGCCACGAACAGGAACTATCCGATCTCCGCGCGCACCTCGCAGAAACTGCAAAGGCCGCGAGGGCGCTGGCGTACATCGCCATGGAATCTGTCGAATACAGCGATTGGCCGGAGCTGCAATCCGCCTTAATTCAGGCGCCTGCATTTCCGTTGACCCGAACACTGTCGGGCCAATGCGCGCGAACGCCGACGGCAGCCGTCGTGACTCCCTTCGTCGCGTAATAGTCGATGCCCGCGAAGAAAGCCTTGCCTGGATCATCGGCGGTAAGCACGCCTGCGATTGCATCGTGATCACCATCGGGATACAGGATAGTTACCGTTTCCGATCCATCCAAACCACCGGCGGTCAGCGCAACGTCTGACCCCGCGCCCAATGGCGCGACATAAACAACCCGCTCTCTCGTGAACGCCGCGGTCACAGGCGCAATTGCTACAGCATTACTCATCATTCGCCCCTAAGTAGTTAAGCCACAACCGCAGGCGGCTGAAACCAATCTCTCGACATTCCGCCCGGGCCATAATCAATGACTTTCGCCCAAGTCGCGCCACTCATCACCGCTTCAATGGTCATCAGGTATCCGCGGCCATCAGCAGTCTCGTATTCATCGCACCGCGCCCGAAAAGGAATCCGCGCATCAGCCAGTCCCGGCAGCATATCGCGCCACGTCTTGCCACTGATCGACACCGCCTGATCCTGATGCCGTGGCGCCGCTGTCGTAATCGGCACGCTGTCATGCGTAACCGGCCCCTGCCAGTAACGCCCATGCCGCTCCAGATGCTCAATCTGCGCAGCCCTGAACGCGCCGCGATTCGCATCCAGCATTGCATCAATATCGGTCAGCTTGCTCATGGGCTGTACGCCTGCCAGTACGCCCAGTCTCGGGCTGATGCACTGAATGCGGCCACGTCCGCATCCGTGAACCGATAGCGGGTGATTGCGCAGCGGGCCAGCTTTACAGAGTCGTGAGACAGGCCGTTACCTGTGCAGAACCACATGTCTGTCGTGGCTGCTACGTCGGCGGCCATGGTCACATCGACTACTGAAACGCCATCAACAAAAACCTCAAGCCTCTTCGTGGACCGCTGCACTCGCAGAATTGTGCAGCGCCACGTTCCGACCGCGCTTGCGAAGTTTCGCCCGGTTGGCGAGTCGGCTCCGACATAGCTTTTCCCGGTGGTGTCGTTTACCTGTCCGATCCCAACTTCGTAGTTGTTGCCGATCATGGAGTAGTCGAGCGCATGAGTCACCGGCCCCCAATACGCCCATTGCACAATCGTGAAATCGCCGCTGGCAATATCAGTGAGCCCGGACACGCGGAAATACTGACTTCCGCCATTTGATCCCCTGCACGGAATTCCACCCGGTCCACCCGTGGCTTCGTAGACCGGAGAATTGAACGCGGCGAGGTTGTAGTTTCCGGCCTCGCCAACTTCAGCGCCGCTCACCTCATCGAATGGCCACATGTCGACGATGTTCGTCAGCCCGCCCCATGGTGCACCGCCTCCGCCTTGCGCGGACCGCACAAGACCGCGCGCAATCGGCAGCACAAGCCCTGATGTCAGCCCGCGCGCAATCATTCCGCCTTCTCCAAACACTTCAACAATTCGGCATGCCGAACCGAGCACGCGACCAAGGCCAACACCGCGACTTCAGCAATCGCCGCGACTTGATCCGCGTTCGGATTCTCGGGCATATCAATCCCCATCCCCTCGCACTGCAGCAGCGCCTGCGGATTGCAAACCAGCGGCGCGGGCGCTACTGAGCGCGTCACGCAGCCGGTCGCGAGCAGGCTCAGACACAGGCCCAACCCCAGGCGGACAGCCGACATAAACCGGGACCTCTTTTGTAATCGTTTTGTACCGCACGCGCGCATCACCCAGCGATTGACTCGCCGACGTTATGCGCTTGTCCGCCATAACCATTTGCTCGCCTGATGCCTGCGCCTGTTTCGTGGCGGTCGCTACGGGGATCAGCAGGCCATTCCACCACATGCAGATCAGCCAGCCTACGAGAAACATCAGGATGTCGAGCAGGATTCTCATCGCCGCGCCGAGTAATTCTTGAAAACCCAGCCCGCGAACCAAGCGCCGACAATCAGCCCGGCAGCCGCTCCGATGGCGGCCCAGAGGATCAGTTCAATCACTTCCGAAACCACCCAATCGCATTGAACAGCGCAACCGCAGCCCCGGCGAATTCCTCAACCTCATCAACCCACGCGCGCGACGACGGCCAAGTCGTTTTCACGAACTCAACCAGCCGCGCGAGTTTCTGCGATCCGGATCCGGCAGTGCTGAGTTCGCGTTCAAGCAGCACCAGATGCCCGAGAATGCCGAACAGCACCGAGAAGTCGACCTTGCGCAAGAGCGCATCGCCGGCCTTGATTGCGTTCTTCAATACCGCGGGAGTCAGCCACTTGAGAAAGTTCATTGCGGATCCTTGTAAAGCAGCGCACGCACTGCCGCATCCTTCCCTTCGAGCAGCTTCCGCAGTGCAACCGTTCGCTCAGGATTGCGCGGCAGGCTTGAAACGATGCACTGCGCCAGCTGTCCAAATGGCGCGCTCACGGCTTGCAGGTGCGGTGGCAAATGTTCGTACGCAAAAAACTGAAGAATCGGATCCACTACTTGCCCCCATGCTTGGCATAAGCCACTGCCAGTTTTGTGTCGTACTTGTTCTTTGCAAACCCCGGGCCGTTGTACCTCTCAGCAAACGCCCGCCAGTCTTTCGCCCGCAATGCGATCAGCATCACCTTGTCTTTCAGAATGAACTTCACGAACGCGCCCAATTGAGCGCCCTCGCCATTGTTCATCGCGGCCTCAAAATCGTAGACATTGCGGAATCCGCAAGCCTCGAAGTTGAAACCCATCAGCTGATAGCGCCCCCACGATGCGGACATAATCGCCGACTTCGGGTCCAGCGCCTTCGCTTCAGCCAAAACCGCGTGCTGGTCGCGCGAATAGCTCGGTGCGCCAGGTTTCCAGCTGCCGTAGCTCAGATGCGGATGCGACTTGTCGAACTTGTGGCCCGAGTATTTCGCAAAAATGTGAGGCTCAAACAGAATCTTGACCCGGCCGCGCTCATCAAAACCAGCACCAGCGGATTCAACCTCGTCGACCGCGCGAATGCACGCGATATCGCAGCCCAGACTCAAGGCCGCCTGCTGGAATGACTGAGCGGCAATCGTCACGACTGCGGCCCACGCGGTAAAAAAGCGATCACTTGCGCCCCTTGTTGATCCAAAACAGCAGCCCGCTTGCGCCCATCATCAGAAACCCGACGATTGACAGCAGCGTGCCTTCAGTCACTTGTGCATCCTCCAAGCCTGAAACAACCCGAGCAGCGCAATGCACAGCGCATACGGGACCACGATGACAGCAGTCGACGAATAATCAGCGCCAATCCGTTCAATCCCCCAGACTCGGGAGATGTTGGTAAATGCCCAGATGATGGACGCCGCCGCAGTCACCCCGAGGGATAGCCGAAGCGTGGCGCCAATTGATCGCGCGCGGAGTTGCCACAGGATCGCGGCGCAGGTGAAGGCCAGGAAAGCAAGGCCGATGGCAAGGGCAAGCAACGTGGTTTTATCCATTGCCGTTGCTCCCGAGCATCCTCTGAAGCCATGCCCGAAACCATTTCGCGGCAATCGTGCGGCCGTCTTTCGAAAGCAGCGGAATCAGCGGCCATGCCATCAACCCGCCAATCCATCCGCCGGCCAGCATCCGATCAGCATTCGGTGCAATGATCCCAGCGACAAACACGGTCAAAGTCAGTCCAGCGCCACCTACAGTTGAGCCGAAAAACCGGCGCGTGATGCTGGTCTTTGTGTGCGTTGACGGAAACAGAACCGCCGTCGCAGCCCCACACAAAACCCCTGCGAGCATCCACAGAAGCAGCTCTTTGCTGTCCGTGATCTGCAGCCCAGGCGCTGCGTGGACGAATGCCGCCAGCCATGCCCCGAGGGGCGTGGCGGCGGTTATGGCCTCGATCTTCACGCCGGCAGCGGAAGCAACGCAGAGTTGGCCGCAGCAAGACCACTCGCCGAATTCCATTGCGTGGCCACGAAGATCGCCTGTAGCGCGTCCTCGGTCGGCTTGTCGGTTTCCAGGCCCACGTAGTATTTCGCGATGTTGTCGGCGTCAGTCAGCGCGGCACAGTAGTCGCAATCGTTCTGCATTGCGGCCATGCGCGGCGGAACAATGATGATGATGATTGTTGCCCGTGACATTTGTCACTCCCATAAAAAAGCCCGGATTGCTCCGGGCTCTGATTATTCGTTGCTGAGGTAGCGCCGGCGTCTTCCCGTTAGACGAACCGCCTTGCTAGGCAGTGCTGGGTATTGAACCCAGCGTTTCCGACTCGCCGCCGATGATACGCCGTGTTTACAGCCAGTCAAGGCTCACTGCGGATTTCATACCCCGCAGCCTTGTAAGCCCTCAGTTCGGAAACTTCATCCTCCAGCGTCTTCAGCCGGTCCCGCAATCGTTGAACCTCGCGGTCTTGATCTTCCGACATGTCCCGCAATCGCTCATTCTGGCTCGCGGCAATCGCTACCTGCATCTGGCTGACATCGCGCGTTGTCCAGATCATCGTAAGGCTGGCAAGCCCGACGAGAATTCCAAGCACTCCGAGTCCGGCAAGCCATGCCCGGTCGGATGTGATTGTGATGCTGTTGTTCTGTTGCATGCTCTGTATCCCATGTGGTCTACAGACTCATTCGAAATTTCTCGGAATTTCGTTTCACCGAATCCCGCAAATCTGCGGGTTTTCCGACCGGCAATTGTAAAGCTCTGCATCGTAGCCCGGCGCTGGCACTGATGCGCAGCCGGTGAGCAAAAAAATCAGGCTCCAGAAATGGCGAAGCCCCGGAGCGTTCACGGCGCTTCGGGGCTTCTGAGCAGTCCCGATGACGGTCGGGCGCTTGAGGAAAATGGTTTCACTTGTAACCACTTTTGTCAAGCGCAACATTGTCTTTTGACCGTGAGGTGAACTGCTACACAGGCTGTTGCTCTGCTGCCATTGCTCAGCATTGCAACTGGTCACGAGGCCGTTTATCCGGACGCCCAATATCGTAGGGCCAGAACGGGTGTCCCACCGTAGCGATTGCTCGCCTGCCGTGGTCGCTGTAGCTCACCAAAAAGTCCGGTGTATCAGGTCGAGCCGTGAACTCGATTCTAGGAGCGGTCAACTCCCGGTACGGCCGTTTGGACAGGCTGCCGTTCGTCTGCTTTGTCAGCTTTACCCTGCGGAGCGACCTTCAGCGCCCGCGCTATTTGTCTTGCGACCCGGTAGCAGGCTCCGGTGTTCGGTCTTGTGTAAGCGCGCTTTACTTGTGGCGGCCATACGTTAACTTTTCGCCGGTTTGCTTACTTAAGCTCGCGGAACTGTTCGCACGGGCCCGCATTCGATTCGCGCATCTCGTAGGCCAACCAGATTTCCACCGGGATCGCGTCGCCATGGGTCGCCAGCAAATCGATATAGCGCTGGCACTTGGTACGGTCGGCGCAGATTGGATCGTCCGGGCCTAGACCGAGGCGGCCGGCGCAGAGTGAGCGGTCAGGCATAAATGCGCCGCATCACCTCGACAATGCCGGCCAAAACAAACAGTCCCAGCGCAGTCAGCCGGTACCGCTTATCGACAGTCCGCGACCCGTCGCAATAGTCGCAAAGCTCTTTGCGTTCATCGTCAACCGGATCCCAGCATTCTTTACACGCGGGCTTCATTGAACCAATTCGCCAGTGTTGCGCCGCACTTGAATCGCTCGATCGTCGTACAGCTCGATCATGGAATAGTCTTTTGTGCACGTCACCGGAAGCGTTCGGTTAAACACCTTCACGCACCAGTCCATGATGGCAATCATGGCGTCTTGCGCCTGCAGCATCGTCGGCGCGGTTGAGTCGTGCCAGACGCGGGCGGTAAATATGCGTACGTCCCGCCCCTCGTGCAGCCATTGCTGCACCCGGTCCGTCATGGCCCGGATTGGCGCCCCTATGTGCGACGCGCCCTTCCATTCCGAGTACTCGGCCAGCGTTCCATCAAGGTCGACGCCGATCCAGCCATGATTACTCATCCGCCGCACTCCACAGGAACGCTCAATTGCGGATAAGGCGTGAACCCAAGCGAGCCAGTAGACGGCCCGGTTGTCCCGGATGCCGCCGAATTCTGCGTGCTGCTGATCGAGCTGGTCGCGGTCGCTACGCAATTGCGAGTCACGTCGCGATCGCGCCCCACAGTCGACTGGTCGATAGCCCCGCCGCCATTTACGGTCGCGTTGTTGTTGCCAAACACCGCACCGGCGCCCAGTCTGTACGTCGGCGGCATTGCGGCCACCGTGGCGGCCCAGGCTTCAGACGATCGCGCGGCCGACTCAGCCTGCGCATGCACGGCATTGCTTCCGAGCGTTTCCAGTGCCACAAATCCAGTTCCGGCAACGTTCGCGATTCCGGAGAACCCCGATTCCGCCACACCGCGAACTGAGGCGAATCCGTTTGTTGCGGTGTCGCCGATTGCGACAAAGCCCGCAGTGGCCGTGCCTTGAAACGCCTGGGCGATAGCCACTTCCCGGCCGGCGCTGATTTCCGACTGCCGAACCGCGACCTCGGAGGCTCGGCGATTGGCCCGATCGCTTCCGACGTAGCTCAGCGCAGCGCCGGCAAGCGGGGCCAGCGAACCGGCGACCTGAGCAAACCGATCGAAGCCACTCGGACCCCGCACATACTGCGGCGCCTGTTGCTGACTACCTCCACCATTGCCGACGGCAGCACACACGGCCAAGCCCAGCTCGGTCTGCGCCCGCTCGAAACACGCAGCCGCAGCAGCCGATTGCGAGGCATAGGCCTGGGTGCTGAGTTGGTGGGCGTAGACGTCGGCGGGGAGCGATGCCACCGAGCCATCGGGGCGGAATTGCACGGTCGGTGCCGCACAACCGCTGAGCGGAAGTGCGAGCAGCAGAAGCGCCAGGATTTTCACTTTGCCGGATCCGGCTCGCTGGCCTGTTTCTCGGCTTCCCGCGCATCAAACTCCGCAAGATCGGCGATAGCGCGCAGTCGGCGCGCCAAGGCTTGTTGGTAGTCGGTCACTTTCAGCTCCGGAAATGGCAAGCCGGGTGGAGAATTCTCCGGCTCGCCGCAAAGTTCGGCGATCCCGACCCGTAGAAACGCAAAAAGCCCGCGGGGTGGCGGGCTTTGGTGGTTGGCGTGGATGCAATTAGCGCATCAGACCATGAGGCTGGCACGATTTGTCTCAAGCGTCAATAGTCCGGCGCTTCCGCCAGCATTCCGGTCCGCAGCACCACGCGCCACGTCTCCAGCGCCCACTCGTAGGGCGCTCTGAAATGCCGGCGATACGCCATCTTGTCGACGAAGCACCGGCGGGCGCGGTCGCGGTCCGAACTGCCGATGGCGGTGGTCAGCTCGCGCACTACGGCATCGGCTACGGCCGGGTATTGCCGCAGGTCTGCCCCGTGCTCACGCCTCGATCGGCCAACGGTCCAGCAGGCGGCGGCGGCGTCGTTGCATTCCCTGCTTGCCGCCATGGCGATGATGCTGCTACCCGAAAGCAGCGCGTTGTCGCGGACGTTCTCGGCCTCGTCCAGCACATCCCGACGGCGGGCCTCTTCGGCGATCAGGTCGGCCAGCACCAGTGAAACCGCGTCAACCCGATCGCCGAGCCGGTGCGCTGCCAGGATTGCGCGTTGTCGCGGATCGGTCACCCGTTCGTGGCAATGCTCGCGTTCGATTTGTCCGTCCACTGGAATCATGCCGCCGTCAATTCTTTTGAAGCTTTTGGTTTGCCGGATTGGCGGATGCTGGTAGAAGTCCAGTCGCATCCCAATCACCCGGTCTTCGTATTGCGCGGCTTTGTAGTTTGTCGGCTCCGGTTCGGTGATCCCAAGGATTTTTCGGGCTGCATAGCCCCATGGCCTGCTCTTCGATAGCGTCATCAATGCGCCCTCCAGCACTTTTCGATGATCATCACGTGAAATACCCCTCAACGCATCGCCCGAACTCTTTCGTAATGCGGAACTTGCCAATCTCCGCAAGTCGGCGCATTGCGCTTGCGACGGAACTCATGCACTGGGAATCCGCAAGACCATCTTCTTTGACGTGGCCGGCTGCGGAGATGTAATCGCGCAGGTGCTCGACGACCTCTTCCTCCAGTCGGGTAATGTGCGCATGAATTGCGCGGGCCATTTCCTCAAGCGGGCCGTGCAATCGTTCGTCCAGCACTGCATAACGAGGCCCGTCTTCGGTCGTCGTCGCAATGCGGAAAGTCGACCCGGTGCCTTTGGTCTGAATCTCCCATCCATCACAGACCGGGATATAGGCCCGGCTCATCGATTCTTCTTGCTCGATTGGTTTCACGTTGCCGCCCTCCAGCACTTTTCGATTGCCTTGTTAACCGCTTCGAGAAACACACCGGCATCCACAAACGCGCCCCAGATCCCGACATGCGCGGATTTACACCGTCGCATTGTTGCCGGGTCGGTCCGATGGAATACCACAACCCGGTCCAGCAATTCGACCCAGATGTGGATGCGTTCTTGATATTCGATCCAGTCGATTACTCTTGCCAGGTCGCGGAGGCGGACTGCGGGCGGGGTTGGGGTTTTGTCGGTCATCGGCTCACCTCGACATCAGAATCCGGATCCTCCTCACAAGCCGCAATGTATTGACGAACCACAGCTACAAGCCCGTCATAGGTTCCCCATCCGTTCGGCGGATTCATTGACTTGAATCGCGAGGGATCTGCGAGCAGCAGAGACAGCCCGGCTTTCAGTGGGTCAATCAGCTGCGATGCCTTGGTTATGCCGATTTCATCCGGTCGCCACAAGTGTTTGTAAATCCCAGCGGCCTCGGCCATGGCGTTGAGATTGTGGGTTAAGTTGGCCGAGTAAATCGGGACTCGGCGCGTCTGAATCAGGTACAGATCAAGGCTCATCGCTGCACATACTCCAGAATTCGAGCCCACGCCGACTCCCAGCCGCGGCACACATGCGCCTCCCAGCCCTGCCCCCGAAAATGCTCCAGCCATTCGCGCTGTTCGGATGAAGCAGAACCGATTTCGTTTTTCAGTTCCAATACCAGACCCGGACAATTGCCGCGCCTGACCGGCAACACGTAATCCGGCACGCCCTTTTTCACGCCTTCCGCTTTCATCTTACGGGCAACGATTACGTTTCTTTCGCCGCCATTGGGGACTGCAAATAGGAATTGCAGATCAGTATATTTCGGCTCATAGATCCGGACGCAATTCATCAGGGCGACTGCGTGGGCGTGCTCGGCGGCTACGTGGCGGCTCATTTCAACCCCCGCGAATTCCAGTTACGCTGCGAGTCAGTAGCCGGCGGTCGCTTGGTGCCGGTCGATAGGGTGAGTTTGAATTCGCGGGCTACTGCTGCGTTCGTTGTTCGGCCGGTGGAGATGGCGTGGCGCAGGCCTGCGGGCGTGATGTTGAGCTTTTTGGCGGTTTCGAGGAGGTTCATGCGGTCCTCTTCTTAAATGTCCGCACAGATGAGCGCGGCGCTTCGCCTGATTCTTCCCCCGGCAATTCGTCACAGTGGGCAAATCGACAGAACTGCAATTCACTTTTGAGAGGCACGGTTCCGGATACTCCGTTGCGCTGTTTTCGGATTATAGCTTCAGCAAATCCCTTGTGGGGGCTTTGATCGTTGTAGACTTCATCCCGATAAAGAAAAATCACCATATCGGCATCCTGCTCAATGTCGCCAGATGCGCGAAGGTCCGAAAGAATCGGCCGCCTGTCTGATCGGGCTTCCAGTGATCGATTCAGCTGCGAAAGCAGAACTATCGGCAATTTCAGCTCTTTCGCCAGCCGCTTCAGTGCGCCAGTGATTTCTCCGATTGACCCGTTTGTGTTCTCGAAGCTGCGCATCTTCATCAGCTGGAGGTAATCGATCACGATCAGCTTCAGCTCGTTCTTGGCGTTCAATTGCTTGGCGCGCGCCGTCAGTTGCTCGACCGAGATGGCAGGGGTTTCATCGAAGAAAAGCGGCAGGTCTTTCATTGCCGCCATGGCCAAACTGATCCGCGGCCATGCGTCCTCTTCGATCGTTTTCGGAGCCCTGAGCGCGGACATTCCAACCGATGCCTGCGCCGCAATCATTCGGTTTGCGAATTGCGCCGCGGTCATTTCAAGCGAGAACAGCGCCACCGCATGACCGTTGGCTGCGGCGAAGTGCGCCAGCTGCCCGGCCAGCGCCGATTTCCCCATGCTCGGGCGAGCTGCCAGGATGATCAGGTCAGTCGGCTGCAGGCCCGCGGTGATCGCATCAAGCCCTGCGATGCCCGTAGACAGCCCCGTGATTGCGTCGCCGTGCACGTACCGCCGCTCAAGTTCCGTGTGCCACGTCACGAGCACGTCGGCCATCTGCTGCATTGCCGCGCACTTCGGCGCTGTGGCATCGGCCAGGATTCGCGGCGCGTCGTCGACCCGATCCGGTGCCAGTTTGGAGATCTGCAGCCCGGCCGCAACCACCCGCCGATGATCCGCCGCAGAACGCGCTAGATCGGCGTAGGCGACGACATTGGCAGTACCCGGTGCATCTCTACCAAGCTGGATCAAATAACGCGCTACGTCCCCGCTCAGGCGCATTGAGACGGTAACCACGTCCACAGGCTGGCCCGCTTGTGCAGCCTTTGCAATTTCCGACCAGATCAGCGCGTGATCCTGCCCGGCAAAATCTCCCGCATCGATCTTGTCGGCAATCTGCCAATAGGCCATGCCGTCGAGCATCACCGCGCCAATCAGCGCCTGTTCCGCGTGAAGCCATCCGGTTTTCATGCGTCGGCCCTCTCGTAGACCTTCAACATCGTTTTCGGCCTGGTGAGGTATTCAAAATCCGGCATCCAGTTGGCGTGTTCTTCGCTGCGACCTCCGCGACCGGCCAGGAAATCGTCAGCTGAGCAGATCGCCCAGTAATCAACCCAGAATTCCGCGGTGATCTTTTCGGCGTCGTAGCCCTCGCGGCAAATGTCCCGAGCAATCTTGATGCAGCGCTTGACCTGCTGCTGTCGGCGAACTCGGCCAACGGTCGTGGAGACTTTCGCCAGCAGGCCGTTGGGTTTGGCGAGCGGGCTGGCGTTGAACGCATTGATGGCTTCGTCGGTGACTTGCGCGAGGCGCTCAGCTTGGCGCTCTGCTTGCGGATTTTTCACCGGAGGCGGGTTCGGCGGCGGAACGTCGACGGACAATGAACCGTTAGGTTCATACGCTTTTAGATCCTTTCCTTTCCTTTCCTTTCCCTTCCCTTCCTCACACGAACATTCGAGAGGATTCGCGAGCCCTCGCGAGGATTCCACGAATCCGGGGAAAAGTGGCTTGCTCGGCTTGTCAATCTTCTGATGTTTCAACCAGTTACAGATTTCCAGATATTGCGAGCCGGCGTGATCGTAGAGACGGATGCAGCCTTGACGCTCAAGCTCAGAAAGCCAGCCGTCGATAAGCTTCGGCGCATCGTCGTCATACGGAAAAAGAAGGCTCGCGAGCATTCGCGAGACTGCGCGAGTCCTCCCGTGGTCGTCGCAGATGCACCACAGCTCGACGAACAACAGGCGGGCATCACGCGATACCTTGCCCATGCTTTCGGACTGCGGGAACTCGGGCTTGATCGATCGGATGCGGGCCATCAGCAAGCCACCTTCACCGGCAACCCCATTGCCCGAGCCATCTCCGCATGCTCCTCAGGCGTCCGCTGCTTCAGCAATTCCGCGTGCTCAGCCTGGAGTTTCCGAGTCTCCGGGCAATCGCCTTTTGCGAGTATGGCCATCAGCAGGATTTCGCCGCGGACTCGGATTTTGCGTTCTAGTGGTGCGTTCACGGCCGCTTCTCCATCGTTTCCCGCCATTCCGGATTCGGCACACAGGCCACGATATGCGCGCCGCCGAAATACCAGCCCTCAGGCGTTGCAACTGGCCTCAATTGGCACCAATGCCAGCGGCCCAAACCGTCTTGCACGAGGTAATCGGCCCAACTCGGGGCGGAGTTCCAGTTAGGTTTCACGGCCAAACCCTCCGCTGCCAACAGTTAGCCGGAGTTACGCCCTTCGGTGGTTTTTCGTTGCTCATGGGTTTGAAGTTCCCGCAGGCATGGCAGATCGGAAACAAGGCGCCAGTGTTAGGTGGCGCCTTGTAATATTGACCTTTGCAGGTCATCCAGCAGCCCCAAACAAGTCCCCCTGCGCGCTCATCTGGCGAAGGTTTCGCACGGCCTGATCGTAGTAGCTCGCCTTCAGTTCAACGCCAACGCCGAATCGTTTCATTTCAGCCGCGACATAAACCTCGCTGCCAATTCCGGCAAACGGCGTAAGCACGACGTCGCCCGGATTCGTCCACAGATCAATGCCGCGACGGATTACTTCAAGCTGCAGCGGGCAGATATGTCGCTCATCATCGTGCTCGCGCGCAGACTTGAATTGCAGCGTGTCCGATGGGTCAATGTCGGTCCAGATCGGCTGTGCAATCCGCTGCCATTTCGACACCGGATAGTCCGCTGCGTCGTGCGTCACCCGGTCAACGCATTCACCCGGCGCGCGCATGGTCACAAGGTAATCAGGGATACCCTGGCGACTCATCGAAGCATTGCCGCGCACGGTTTTGTGCAGCAGTCCGAGCGCTTTCGTGCGCTGCATCGCGGTCACCGGATCTTTCCAGATGCAGACCTCGCTGGCGTAGATGAATCCCTTGGCTTGGAACGCGCGAATCAAATCCCCGCGAAAATCTTTGAGTCCGATGTAGCCGTCACGCTCTTTGCTCGTCGGGAGCAACATGCAATGGAAGCTGACATTACGGCCGGCTTTCATCACGCGCGCCAGCTGGTCGATCAGGAAGCCGAAGTGCTCGAAGAACTCGGCGTCTGACTTGACGTTGCCCATGTCGCGCGGGCTGTTGCTGTAGGTATACAAACTCGCGAAAGGCGGGCTGAAAATCGCGTAATCAACCGACTTCGCGGGAAGCCCGGAGATGACCTCGACGCAATCGCCGCGATACATGGCCCATTGTTCGGTGCTGGTTTGTTCGATGCAGTTCATGCGGCCTCCGACTTGAGCCACGACGGCGCCAACACGGCAGAATTCGCGGCATAGGTGTTTGTAGTGCGCGTCTGTCCCGTGGCCTCAGCCATGACCTGTGCGCGCGTTTCTGCGGCCAATGCATCGGCCATTTCGTCAGCATCGGCTGACTTCCGTTTGATATTCGCAACCACGGCACCCTCCAGCTCAGAGCTGAAAATGTGCACATGAACCTCGCGCAATTGCCCGAATCGCCAGCAGCGGCGAACGGCTTGATAGAACGCCTCGAACGAATCCGTAACCCCGACGAATGCGATGCGGGCACAGGATTGGAAATTGCAGCCCCATCCGGCGATGCTCGGTTTGCTCACCAGTGCGCGGATCTGGCCATCGGCGAACGCCAGCAGCGAGCGTTCCTTATGGTCCGAATCATCGGCGCCCTTGACCTCGACAGCGCCGGCGATGGCCTTGGTCAACATCGCGGATTCGTCGTTCAGATCGCACCAGACCAGCCATTGCTCGGAATCAGAGTTCACCAGCGCGGCGCACTCTGAAACCCGCTGATCGATGCTTGCGCGCCTTGCGGTGCGTCTTTCGCTCAACGTCTGGGCTTCCATCGCGAACAACTGCCCGATTCGTTCTGCGGCATCGGAAGGAGCGGCAATCACATGCTGATGCGTAATCAGCGGCGGCAGGATGTAGCGGGTATCGTCAAACCCCAGATCGGACGGCTTGCGAACCAGCGCGGCCCACGTCGCCACCCATCGCCAGAATTGCGCCCGAGCATGGCCCTTCAGTCGCCATGTCTGCGTTTCGCCGCCGTCATGCACGAAATACTCGGACAGCATTTCCTGCCGAGTGCACACGCCCAGGAATTCCGCGTGCGTCCCCAGCTCGGTCCAGTCATTCGGCGCCGGCGTTGCGGTGGCGGCCAGTCGATACGAGCAATGGGCAAATGCATCGCACAATGAGTTGAACGTCGAGCTGCCGTGATGCTTGATGCAGCTCGATTCGTCCAGCACGACACCATCGAACATGCCAGCATCGAACAGATGCAGCCGGTCGTAATTTGTGATGTAGATGCCGGGGCCGGTGATTTCAGATCCTGACCGCACATGGCGCACGATCACGCCAATCTTTGCGGCCTCGCGAACTGTCTGAGCAGCCACCGCCAGTGGTGCCAGCATCAGCACATAGTCAACGACTGCATTCACCCTGGATGCCCATGTGGCCTCCATCCGAGACTTGCCCAGGCCGGTATCTGCAAACAACGCAGCCCGACCACGACGCAGGCACCACGACGTCAAATGCTGCTGAAAATCAAACAGACCATCGGGCAGATTGATTGCGCCAATGATTCCGGTCGGCGCCATCGTGGTCAGTTTGCGGGTTACAAAGTCGGTGTAGTTCATGCCGAAACCCCTGAGTGCTGTGCAGCCAGCTCAGAGAACAACACCGGGCCGGATGACTTGAGTGCGTTGATAGTTCGTTTTCCATCCCAGTGCTGCAGATCACTCAGGACCTGCTCGACAGTGGGGCTTCGGTAAATCCCGATGGTGTGCGGAGTCGGCAACGGCGGCGGGCAGTTGCGCTTTTGCGCAAATAGCCGCGGCAGTTCGTCGACGATTTCGAGGCGGATCAGCAAGCCGGCTCGGCATTGGCGCGCGGTCATCTGCGACCATTCCTTGAACTCTTTTGCGATGCGCGACGGCTTGACCAAAGGACGATTAAGTTTTGCGCGCTCCATCTGCCGTTGCCGCTGACTGGCCCCGTAAATCTGGCGCTTGATTTCATCTTGACGAATCTTCGCGCAACTCTTTGAGCAGCAAATAGTTACCCCATCTCGCCTGGCTTGGTTTACGTGCCAAGGCTGCTTCATTGATACTTGATTGCAGACCGGACAAAGGATCGGAACGGCGCCGCCTTTAATCTGGCGTGCGGCTTTATGCCGGTGGATCGCCGCACATGCCGATGAGCAAAACAGGTTCCCGGTTTTGGAAACTTTGAGTCGCTTAGCCACATAGGTCGATGGCAACACCTGAGCCTGTTTGCAGGTGCCACAGGTAATTTCGGTTGCGCTCATGCCGGCAGCTCCGCTTTCTCCGCCTCGCTTTCCTTGCGAGCCGCCCGCATTGTCTCGGCACCCGAATGATAAGTGTTCGCCTGATTCGTCAATATATCCTGAAGTCCGCGCAGTGCTTTTGCGACGGTCAATCCACCGCAAATGGCCAGCGCCTTGCTTTTCATTCCGAATCCGTAATACGTCGCTTCATGCCACCCCTTTGTGTCGCAGGTAACCGTCAGGGTCGCGGTGCGATTGAACCCGGCGCTTTGCTTGCCTTCCGCCCACATTTGCGCGGCGGTCGGTGATACGCGCCTAACCGTCCACTCGAACCCGGGCATGCGCTTTTTCAGCTCCGCCCTGAAGGCGGTCGGATCGAACTTTTTCATTGTGTTCACTTCGGCAACTCCGACTCGAATTACTCGCGCCGCTCGCTTGGACATGGGTCGAACAAAGCGCTCTTTGCCGGGAAGCTTTTCTTCACGATAGCCAAGGGCCTCAATCTCGGCCTTTCGCAGTCCTTTCCGCCCAGAATGGAACGCCCTGCGCGCAACCGTCGTCCCGTCCGGCGCTCGATACGTTCTTACCTCTTCGCTTTTGCCGTGATAGACCCAAGATGCGGCCCTATACACGCCGCCCTTGTGCCCTGCATTTGGATCGGCATAACTCACCAATGCGTCTGGCTTCTCAAGTCTTACAATTACTTTGACGGCCGCGCTTATTGCTTGCGTAAGCAGGTTTCGCTCGTGTCCGTCAGGTGCCCATAACCGGGACAATTCCCATACGTTGCCATCCCATCCAAGGACAAAGCGCGCGATGTTCTTGTTTGCTGGAATCGACCAAACCACTATCGCGTCACCGAACTGCACGTCGTGGCTTTTCCCGCTCGGCACGCTTCGGGTGTAGTGGTTGCGTCGAATGGTGTCTGCCGCGATTGCCCTGTCATCGCCGATTAACTGCCGGCAGCTTGACGAAACATGGTCGGCGCTCATGCGCCCACCCCATTGTCCAGTGCCTTGCGAATCTCGGTGTATTGGCCGTCTGGGTCGCGTGCCATCAATTCGGCTTCCGGGATTGCGATGTATGCAGCGTCGGTGGGTTTCATGCGGCCCTCGCTGTAGATGCCGGGTACGTCCCCGGGCAAAGCTGCTCCCGAGTAATAAGCCCGCCAGTGTCGGCATGGACCGCCCTCGCCACAGCTGGACTGATCGCCCGGCGCCCGCTCAGGATCGCGCGGACCGTGACCGCCTTGA